AAAACTCCGAATAAAATTTGTGTAGAAATGGGATGGGGTAAGGATCATGTGGGTAAAAAGGCCGCTAAGATCGACTATGCACAAAACTGTACATCTAATCTTATACACACTCATGGTTACACAGGGTTTGCCTGGGACGCACAGTTTCAACACGTTATACCACCAAAAGTAAAGTTTTCACAAGAATTTTTAAGACCTCAAAATGTACCCAACTATATTAAAGTTATTAACGAACTTAAACCTGACTTTTATAGTCTAGATATAGACAGTTTTGATTATGAAATCATGACGGGTATGTTATATCATGGCTTTGCTCCCAAGGCGATGGTATTAGAATTTAATATTAGATGGGGTTGGGATATAGTTCATTCGATGCCTTACTATGATAAAGGAAAATACGAAAAGACCAGTTTGTTTCATGGGGTAAGTTATCGCAAGTATAGAAATTTATTAGAAAAGAAAGGATATAAGTTCTTTACGTTAGATACAAGAGGTATCAATATGTTCTTTTATAATCCAAACGATTTAGATGAATCTAAATTACCTGATGAAAGACATATTACTATTGAAACAGCACCTGGAAGAATAAAAAGCAAACAAGAGATAAACGAGGAAATTAAAAAACATCCTTTTTGGAATTCAAGGCTCGAAGAAATACAATGATTTGTTTAAGCAAAAACGGAACTGACGAATACGTCAATATGTTTGCCGAAGGAGCAGGTATAACCCCTACTTCGGATAAGGAGTTTGTATACGAAAAATCAAATGAAGCAATACTATTACGTGGCATCCTTAAACACAAATTAATGAAACAATGTTGGGAAAATAAGCGTGACTTCTATTATATGGATAGTGGTTACTTGGGCAACTATAAGTCACCTATTAATCCTAATGGGTGGAAATGGTTTCATAGAATTGTCAAAAATGATTTACAACACAATGCTATTGTAGATCGTCCTAGTGATCGTTGGGAAAAATTAAAATATAAGATTCCAAATTGGAAAAAGAATGGTCGTAATATATTAGTTGTTATGCCAAGTGAAAAGCCTGCAAAGTTTTATAACATAGATATGACACAATGGCGAGAAGATGTTGTTAACACAATTAAGCAACACACGGATCGACCTATTGTTATTAGAGAAAAAGCAAGTAGACCAGAACGTATTGTAAAAACAATTTATGAAGAATTAGACAACGCTCATGCAGTAGTTACACTACAAAGCATTGCGGCAACAGAAGCAGTTCTATATGGTGTACCTGCTTTTGGATTGGCTCCAAATGCGGCCAGTCCTGTATCATCTAATAATTTATCAGAAATCGAAACACCATTTTATCCAGATGAACAATTAGTATACAAATGGGCCTGCCATTTAGCATATGGTCAATTTCACATTGACGAACTAAGAAGTGGTACAGCGTATAAAATACTAGTACAAGAGAGGCAATAATGAAACCAAAGTTTGTAGTAATACATAGAACGGATATAAACAATGTAGGAGATATGTCTTCTAATCCGTTGCGTTATTTTTTAAAACCAGAAGAGTATATGGTGTTAGATATTGACACCCTAGGAGGAAAACCATATCCGGACGATGTCCCTATTATTGTAGGTGGTGGCGGCCTAATCGGAAATGAATTTTTTGGTGAAAATATTGCATTGGCTTTAGAGCATCCTGATGCTGTGCAAATTAATAATCTTTGGCAACATCGATGGGAACTAGTTAATCTTAAGTATAAAGATATGCACGTAGAATTTCACACCAAACTTAAAGACATGGTCAACGATGCATTAACAAAAATTGATAAACACAAAACCCCTAAAGTAATTTGGGGTGTTGGTCATAACATACAAAAGTTTGGTCAGGACGATGTTCCTAATTTAAAATATCCTAAATTTATGAAGGATTTTAACATAGTCGGAATAAGAGATTTTGTTCCTCATCAACCATATGAATTTGTTCCTTGTGCAAGTTGTATGGATCCTTCTCTAAATAAAACATATCCTATTAAAAATGATATAGTGATTATTGAACACAAAAAACAGTTGCTTAAAGGTGCTGAGTTTGGTGCACTATCTATTCCTAGATTTGTTAATAGTGGTGATAATTTAGAACAAATGATTGAATTAATAGGATCAGCAAATATTGTTATATCAAACAGTTATCATGCAATATACTGGGCAACACTACTAAAGAAAAAAACAATTTGTGTTGGTGCTTGGAGCAGTAAATTTTTTACACTTAAACACAAACCACATTACATAAAATCTATTGGTAAAGAACTTGAAGAAGCAATTGACGAAGCAAAAATTTATGAAACTGCTTTAGAAGAATCAGTTATGGCTAATCGAAGAATGTGGGATAGAGTAAGGGCATTAGTATAATGAAGGTATGTAGTTTTTTAGCAGGTATTCCTCCTGGAAATAAAAATCCAAATAAGCCGGTGATGTTAAAAGGAATTATCGAAGGTGTTAATGCTGTAGGAGATCAAGGCATTGTTGTTGAACAAAAACAATATGTCGATTGTGATGTAGCAGTTATACAAGGCTTTGTGCATGAGCACGGCAAGTCAGCACCTCATCTAGCATTTAGAAAAGAAGTACATCAACGGAATACAGTAAAACCAAAACGTTGCATTATTATTGATAGTAATATGTTTTCATATCATACCGGCAGATTAGGCGATAGTGGTATGTGTCGTTATAGTTTTGATGGAGTATTTCCAACCACAGGTGATTATTGCAGTGATGGTGTTGGCAGTGAGCATTGGGAAAGATTACAAAAGAATTATGGATTAGAATTAAAGCCGTGGACCAAAAGTGGTGAACATATTTTAATTTGTTTACAGCGTAATGGCGGTTGGAGCATGATGGGAGAAGATGTAACAGATTGGCTAAGAAACACTATTGCTACATTAAAACAATACACCCAAAGAAAAATTGTTATTCGATGTCATCCAGGCGACGGAAAGTTTAGAAATTATATTGATAACATTAAAAAAATAGATCCTAATTTAATTATTAGCGATCACACCACAAGACATATTATGGACGATTTAACAGGAGCATGGGCAATGATAGTTAAAAATTCAAGTCCAAGTGTTGCGGCAGTAATGAATGGTATTCCTGTATTTGTTACAGATCCTATTAACTGTCAAGCAGGTCCTGTTGCGAATACCGACATATCAAAGATCGAAACACCAAGTTATCCAGAAAGAGAAGAATGGCTGTGGAAAATTTGTGCAAGTCATTGGAACATTCAAGAACTTAAAAACGGAGAATGTTGGAAACACATGAGGAAGTATGTATGATAAGATTTATATCAAGTCAAAGTCACAATCAGTTTATAGAGCACGGTCGATTTATGATCGAAAGTTTTCAAAAAGCATTTCCTAATCAAACACTAAATTTATATACTGAAGATTTTATTAAAGTTAAAATTACAAACAAGTATCAAGATGTAAATATTATAGATTTAAAATCAACAGGTGACATTGAATATCAAAAGTTTCAAGAAGATAAAACTATTTTAAACCCTAATAGAACAAAACGATTTGCACACAAGGCGTTTGCTGTAATGGATATGATGAAACAGCATAACGACGGTTTATTAGTTTGGATTGACTGTGATGTATTATTTAAAAAACCTGTTCCTCTTAAATGGATAGAGGATCTAGTAGGTGATAATCTAAGTGCTCATTTAGGACTGATATGGAAAGGCATATATGGTGCTGAGACAGGGTTTTTTATTTTAAATCTAGCACACCCTTTAAAAGATAAGTTTTTAGAAGAATATAGACAAAGTTATGTAAACAGAGACTTCGAAGGGTTACGTAAAAGTTTTGATAACGATATATATGGTAGAACTATTAAACGTGTACAAGCACCTTACAATGAACTAAGCACTAATTTAGATTTAGTAAGTCCGTTTAATAGAAGTTGTTTAAAAGAATATATGTATCATTACAAAGCACATCATAAAGAGCGTATGCTTAATACTGGTGCTGAAGTTGTTGCTAAACAGCAGATCTAAAAATACAAGGTTGTACGTGTTGTACTCTTTGTAACTCGCCTGTAATTTTATTTCTTTTTAATGGATGCGGAAGAAAACTGTAAACAGTTTTATTTTCTGCTTTAATTTTTTCTGGATTAAATTCTACTTCAGGAATATTATTTGCACTAGTATATTCATCAAAGTATTTTTTTACTGGGTCAATCTGATAATCATCAAATACAATTACACGGCTCTTTTCTAACATACCATGATCGTGTTTGACAGATTCGTAACTATGACCTCCATCGATATACACAAAATCAAATACACTTTCTTTTAGTGTATCTTGTGTCCAGCCTTTAATCAATTCAAACTCAAATTTGTTAGGATACTTGTTTTTATAAATTGATATACGACTTGTGGCACCTGCAAGTGTTCCCGGACCTTTACCGTTAACTTCTTGTATGTCTGTTTGATTGTTTGCAAATTCAAAAGCATCATAACCTGTGTATTTTAATTTTGGAACTCCGACTACTTCAAGTAAATGACCAATAAATTGTCCTGAAGACTTGCCTTCGTGTGTTCCTATTTCACAAATATTTGTTGGCTTGTATGCATCTAAAATTTGTTTAAATTGGGCGAATAATATTTCTTTCATGATAGTTTTTTCCAATAATCTTCTGTACGTTGAACTTTTAAATCTTTTCTTTCTGAAATACCTTTTGCTTTTCTACCGCCTTTTAAGTGATCGATATAAGCACCTAGGTCACTATTAATAATAGGATGACCTTCACCACTAAAGCCAGGTCTACTTAAATTGTGTTCTTTCCATCCAGGTATGCGTCTAAACTCTTTTACAATTTCATAGAATACAAAACTGTCATGCCATTCTTTCATTGTAAAAATACCTTCTTCGGCATGATCATATACCCATTGAAATCTACTTAAAAATCGTTTTGTCATATCGTCACGCAAGTTCATAGAATACCAACCGCATTCGGGCCATTTAGGCTCGCGGCCAAAATAACTGATGTGTGTATCTTCAGGAATGAACTTTTCTAAAAAGTCCGTTGCCATCGGAGAATGACATACTGTATCTGCATCCATCCAAATTAACACATCAGCCTCTACTGATTTCGCGGCATCAAAAATTGCGTAGACTTTATGACAAAAACGAATAGCGTCCCACTTAAAATTCTTATTAGAATCTAAGCGATGTTTAGGATTATCTAGACCGTTTGCTTTAGGAACATTTTTCCATTTTGTTTTAAACTGTGCTATAAATCCTGTGCCCATTAAATCTCGTATTACTACATTATCTTTAGTTTTGGTCGGAGAGCAATCTTCAGCGTATACGTATAGTTTTACGTCACTGGGCCAATTTTTTTCAAATCCATTGATCATTTTTTGACCGTATTGTCTTAATCCTTCTTCGTGAAAGGTAGTAACAACCGCAAATTTTCTAGGCATTAATAAACTCCATAAATAATAATGTATGCAGTTATTTAGTGGAGTACAATGAAGGTAAAAATATTTTCTGAACACGGTGCTATGAACAGTCAGCCGGTGTTTGATGCATTTAGACAATCTCTAAAGCACTATGATATAACAGAATCAGAGGACTATGATTTTGCTGTTATATGGAGTGTGCTATGGAACGGTCGAATGGCCAAAAACAAACCTGTGTGGGAATCCTGTGTTAAAAATAATAAACCTGTTGTGGTTTTAGAAGTTGGCGGAATAAAAAGAGGCACAACTTGGAAAGTGGGAATCAATGGTATTAATAGAGAAGCATACTTTGGGGAACCTGGAAATGCAGATGATCGTGCTAAACTATTTGGATTAGAATTAAAGCCGTGGCAAACAGGTAGAGATATTATTATATGCTGTCAAAATCCTTACAGTCATCAATGGCGTAAAATGCCTTCGCCGGGTACCTGGGTATATGATACAATTGAAACTATTAGAAAATATACTGCTAGGCCTATAATAATTAGAGACCATCCTAGGGCAAGACTTGAATACATTGAAATAGAATTTACTAATGTGTCTAGACAGGCTCCGAGAAAAATAGATGGTACTTATGATGACTTTGACTTTGATTTTCATAATGCTCATGCTGTTGTTAATTGGAGCAGTAATCCTGCCACACAGGCTGTTATAGGAGGAGTTCCGGTATTTGTAGGACCCGAAAGTTTGGCTTGGGACGTTGGTAATCATGACTTAACAACTATAAATGATCCTATCAAACCAGACAGAACACAGTGGTTAAATGACCTAGCATACACAGAATGGACAGTTGAAGAAATTCAAAATGGTAAACCTTTAAGTAGAATATACAACAAATTAGAACAATTAGTTCTTGCTCAAAACTAAAAAGAGTGTTATAATAACACTATGAGTTATAATCCGCAATACCAAGATATCGAGGAATGCTTACTAGTATTATCTGGTGAATCATTTATCTGGCCAAACGAAATACGAGATGTTGCATTACAGCCATACGACCAATCCATGATTCTTAGTCTAGGAAGGCAACTTGCTAATCATTTACCGTTTACTGAAAAGCAAAGTGTAATTGGTATTAGGCTGGTTAAAAAATACGAACCATTGCTTAAAAAAATAGGCCTCGATACTAAAACAATTTTATCCGGACCTGTATTTAGATGGCCGTTAGAACTATCGATAAAACTAAAAGTTTATACATTGATGGTGAAAGCATTGTAATCAAAAGTCCTTTTATACCTAACCTAGTTAATACAATTAAGAAAAGAAAAAACCCTAGTTGGAAAGCAGGCACCTATAATCCAGAATCCAAGGAATGGGAATTTGATTATAATGAATCTAATGTGGATTTTTTAATGAATGCTGTTAAGGGTATGAATTTTAAGATAGATAGTAAGATACAAGAAGACTTTGAAAAAATTAAATTAGTAAAAGAGAATGCTCTAAAAGATTTAGATATGCTTAAACTAGTTGACGGAAAGTTAACATATCGAAATACAATCATCGATGAAACTGACTTAAGAAAATCATTTGTTATTGCAAAATCTCTTGGATGTACTGTTTATGATGACAATTTGGTTAAATTAATACCAAATAAAGATCAGTTTGATAAAATTTTATATAGCGATTCGAAAAATCATTACGTAAATAAAAGCAAGTTTAATAGAAGTAAATTTAATAATATTATTTCTTCTAGTAGAAAAATTTTTATTATGTTGGCTAGTAACAATCCATCGGATATGGAAGATTGGGTTGACACATTGTTAGAAGGTGGCATTAACGCAACCGACATTTGTGTTTGTTTTAGATACAAGAATAACAACGAAGCAAATGAGTTTATTAAAAATAAACAGGTTAATACATATGATCCAACAAAGAAAGTATTCATACTTTCTGAAAGGATTCCAAAACCAATTGTAAAAGATATGGTAAGGCCTGATATGGTTATTGTTGATTTACCTACAACACCTAGTCATTATAAAACTAAGATTTATCTTGAAAATAAATCAACAGTAGTTTATTATTGTGCTACTAAACCAAGCGGAGTAGATAATTGTGCCGACGTGTAAACTAATAATCAAAGACGAAGTAAATGTAAAATTTGAAGGATTAGATCTTCAAATGCGTAAACATTTAACTAATAAATTTAAATATGATATTCCTTATGCACGGTACTTGCCAGCATACAAACTAGGACGATGGGACGGCACTGTAAGTTTCTTTGGACTAGGTGGAACAACATATGTTAGTATGCTTGAAGAAGCGTTGGTGGCACTTGAAGAACGCGGTTGGTATGTTGAAGTAGAAGATTTGAGAGCACCTACACAACTAACTTTCGATCATATAGATGAAAATTATTGGAAAGACAAAGGTGTACATTGGCCTAAGGGACATCCTGAAGCAGGTAAGCCTATTATCTTAAGAGACTATCAAGTTGAAGTTATTAACAATTTTTTAAGTAATCCACAAGCACTACAAGAAGTTGCCACAGGTGCAGGTAAAACTATTATAACAGCAACATTATCAAACTTATGCGAACCTTATGGACGTAGCCTTGTTATTGTTCCTAATAAGTCGCTTGTAACACAAACAGAAGAAGATTATGTAAACTGCGGTCTTGATGTAGGTGTGTACTTTGGTGATAGAAAAGAACTAGGACATACGCATACTATTTGTACTTGGCAAAGTCTAAACATACTAAGCAAAAAAACTAAAAATAACGAAGCGGCGATTACATTCCAAGAAGCAATGGAAGACATCAAATGTATTATGGTCGATGAAGTACATCAAGCAAAAGCAGATGTGCTTAAACAGTTGCTTACACAGAACTTTGCAAACGTTCCTATTCGTTGGGGACTAACAGGCACTATTCCAAAAGAACAGTTTGAGTTTCAAGGTATTAGAGCAGGACTTGGAGAAGTAATTAACAACATCAGTGCAAGTGATCTACAAGCCAAAGGAGTACTTGCTAACTGTCATGTGAATGTTATTCAAACAGAAGACACACAAGAATATAAAACGTATCAAGAAGAATTAAAATATCTTACAACCAACGAAAAAAGAATAACTTGGATTGCAAAATTGATTTCTAAGATTACCGAAAATGGTAATACTTTAATACTTGTTGATAGGATTTCTGCAGGAAATATGTTACAATCTAAATTAGAAAATAGTGTTTTTATTAGTGGTGAAACTAAAAGTACTGAAAGAAAAGAACATTATGACGAAGTAAAAACTATGAATGATAAAATTATTATTGCAACATATGGTGTAGCCGCTGTGGGTATTAATATTCCACGTATCTTTAATTTAGTTTTATTAGAACCAGGCAAATCGTTTGTTAGAGTTATTCAAAGTATTGGTAGAGGCATTAGAAAGGCAGAAGACAAAGATCATGTTCAAATCTGGGATATCACCAGCAGGTGTAAGTTTGCGAAGAGGCATCTTACACAAAGAAAAAAATTTTATAAGGAAGCAAACTATCCTTTCACAATTGAAAGAATAGATATAGGATAGGAGAACCATGCAAATATTAACAGTAGAAAATAATTATTATAGTTTAAACAACTTACCAAAAGAAATTAACGAAGACATACGTTATAGCGTACTAGATAATTCAGATCCTAAGGACCCTGATTATTTCTTTATGCCTTTAATTTATTTAGAAAGTTTTAGTTCACCTGCGGTAGTATTACAAATAGGACCACATCAAATTCAAATGCCACTTGAATGGAGCATGATTGTTGGTAGTCCAGACAGTGGCGAGTTATGTATTTTGCCGTTGACTAGTTTGAATGACAGAGGATTTGAAGCGTTTATTTTTAATCCGTTGGACGGATATAGACCCGAATGGCACACTGTTGATGTTATTAATGTTTATCAAGACGTCAAGTGGTATTTTCCTAAATTAAAATCAGGACAACTATTAACAACACCTTTAGAGAAAAAACATAAACCAGAATGTGCATATTTTGTTAAAGAAGTTTCAAGACAAAACGAACAACTTGAATGGAGTTTATTATGGTAAGTTTTTGGTTTAAAAAGAAACCCATTGTGTTAGAATGCTTTACAGATAATGCAACTGTACACGAATTATTTCCTATTGCTAAAACTAGAAAGTTTACACCTGATTGGTTTAAATCTATGCCTATGACACACAAGAGTCATAAAGAAATGAGTCAAAACTTATCAATTGAAGAACCTAGTATTAGAATGTGTCCTGCTATAAATGATCACTTTTCTTTTGGTGCAATTATGCCGGCATTTGCAGAATTAGTTATTCAACGAGATGCTGTTACAGGAAAAGCAGAATGCATGGCCGCGGCCGCAACTTGGGGACAACCTGTGCAACATCATGCAGATGATTTATCAAACAAAGCAGAATTATTGCATTGGAAATTTGGAACACCTTGGTTATTTAGAGAAAGCACAGGTTTAAAATTTTATTGGACACAGCCTAGTTGGCATCAACGTAATCCTCTGAACCATTGGATCACACCTGGGTTTATAGAATTCAAGTATCAGCATTCTGTGTTGGTTAATATGATGATTCCAAAAGGAAAAAGAATTCACTGGCAAGCAGGAGATCCTGTTGTGCAATTGATACCTTTGATCGAAGATCAAAATAGACTAGAAGTTAAATGTCATCTTGTCACTAGTGCTGAGATGGAAAAGTTAACTACTTACAAACCGTTTTTTCTAAATTCATATATGAAAACACGGAAACTAATAAAAGATATGGAGAAAGGCTAATGACAATGAAAGCAGGAAAGATATGGGGTCAGACAGAACTTATTCATGCTAACGGTGTTCTTGAATTTCATAGAATTGAATTCAAGAAAGGGTATAAGTGTTCTGAACATGAACACAAATATAAATGGAACGGATTCTTTGTTGAGTCGGGCAAGATGCTTGTCCGTGTTTGGCAAGATGATCAGGAAGGTTTAATTGACGAAACTATTCTTGGTCCGGGTGAATTTACTCAGGTTAAGCCGGGTAAGGTTCATCAATTTGAAGGCATCGAAGACGGTGTTGCCTTTGAACTATACTGGGCAGAATTCAATCATGATGATATTGTAAGACGCACAGTTGGTACTAAAATTAAAAATTAAGGAGAACATTATGTTTAAATGGCTTAAAAAAATCTTATGGCCAGGTAATTTACCATTAGAAGAACCTTTGGTATTAAACAAAATATATAAAGAAATAACGCCAGCAAAGGCAAAGAAAAAGCCAGCGGCCAAAAAAGCGGCACCAAAAAAACGAGGCCGCCCAGCAACCACAAAGAAGTAAACGATGTCAGCGGGTGCTATATCTATTATACCTAATCTTGTGTATAAGTTCCATTACGATGGAGATCTAGCACCTGCTGTATCGCGAGCAATTAAAGATACTTGTGTGCATCCATCCAATGTTGGATCTATGAGAGGTGGTGGAAAGACAACTGCTAATCACACTAAAAACCCTCCACACACTTGGCAGGAATTAGAATCATTTTTTGATTGGCTCGATCCACATATGAAAGAAGTATGGAACGAGTGGGATATGGCCGACTTACCTTTGATTCCAGAAAACAGTTGGACAAACATAGAAGCCAAAGGAGGCTTTGTTGTAGAACACGACCATTCACCCAGTCATATGAGCATGGCGATATACTTACAAAAGCCAGAAAATAGTGGAGATATAGAATTTAGAAATCCATTACAAGTTAATTGGAGTCATATGCCAAGAAAGTTTATCGACGGTGATAAACACGATTATTTTCAGCCGGTAACTGCTACAACAGGAGACGTTGTTATCTTTCCGGGATGGTTATCACATAGAGTACAGCCTAATCAATATGACGACATTAGAGTTGTTATGAGCATAAACATTAATGGAGTCAGAATAAGGAATTCAGTATGAAATATTTAATAACAGGCACATCAGGATTTATAGGGTCACATCTAGTACAACGACTTGCAAGTAACCCAGAAAATTATATCTATTGTTTAGATAAAGATCCATTGAATATTGTTATGCCGCACCTAATGTCCTTAGACAATGTCGAAGAAATAATACACAACCTTAGATTTCCGGTTCCACTATTGCCTGATGTAGATTATGTAATTCATTTAGCGGCATTTAATGGAACAAAACATTTTTATTCAAAAGCATATGATGTAATTAAAGACAATATATTAACTACTATCAACTTAATAGATTGTTATAGAAATAGAGATATAAAAAGATTTATATATTCAGGTACTCCGGAAAGTACAGTGGTGTCGACTGAATATTTTGATTACGGATTGCCAACAGATGAAAATGCTCCTGTGGGAGTTATTGATGTTAAAAATAAAAGATGGAGTTATGCAAATTCAAAAGCACTAGGTGAGCAGGCCGTTATAGCAAGTGACTTGCCATACACTATTATTAGATATAATAATGTATATGGTCCAAGGCAGATTGATCATTTTATTAGTGAATTTTATGATAGGGTGGTTAGTAAAGAATACAGTTTGTACGGACACGAAAATACTAGAACATTCATTTATATTGATGATGCAATTGACGCCACAGAGTTATTAATTAATAATCAAGGTGCAATAAATGATATTTTTAATATTGGTGGAGAAAAAGAAACCACTATATTAGAAGTTGCAAAAACTATTTTAAAACTTATGAATAAAGAAGATGTTGAATTAGAGTTACACCCTGCACCAACTGGAAGCACCATGCGTAGATGGCCTGATATATCTAAACTTAAAAATCTAACAGGATTTGAACAAAAAGTTAGTTTAGAAGAAGGTCTAATTAAAACATTAAAATTAGAAGGGTATGAAACAATGCGAGTACTAGACGAACTAGACAAACAAGGAGATAATGTATGAACTTAGGTATAGTGGGTATAGGAGCAGTAGGTACAGCAAATCTAAAAGGATTTGAATATCTTAGTCATACTGTTAAAACCCATGATATAAAATTAAAAACAACAATTCATGATGTAGCAGATTGTGAAATAGTTTTTGTTTGTGTTCCTACTCCTAGCACAAAAGAAGGTGAATGTGATACAAGCATTATAGAAAGTGTTATTACAGAACTTAATGATGTACACTATAAAGGAATTGTTGCTATTAGGTCAACCGTGGTTCCTGGATTTACGCAAAGTATGATAGACAAATTTAAAAATCTTACAATTTGTTTTGTTCCTGAATTTTTAAGAGAACGTTGTGCTGAAGATGATTTTATTAATAATCACAAACTACTTGCAATAGGTACACACGATATTTGGGTGTATAGAAAACTTGTACAAGCACACGGAGACTTGCCGTTACACACAGAACACCTTACGCCAAACGAAGCAGAAGTTTTAAAATATTTTAACAATGTGTATGCAAGTTTACGTGTTACTTTTGCAAATGTAATGTACGAGATTTGTGAAAAACTTGATTGTGATTATACAACAATTAAAAATGCTTACATCAAAACAGGTAAAGCAACAGATATGTATTTGGATGTTAATCCTAGCCTGAGAGGATACGGCGGTATGTGTTTACCAAAAGACACAAAAGCCTTAGCACAGTTAATGAAGAAATTAAACATCGATTTGAATCTTATCGAAACTATTGATAAAGACAATTCCAAATTTAAGAAAACGGTGTTTAATGGAATGCGTGACTAGTTGACAAACTTCCATAAAGATGCTACTATATGAGTATGGCTGGAGAACATATAGAAGAATTCTGGAATTTCATTAAAGGAAATAAAAAATATCATGGCTGAGAAAAAGTTTTTAGATCTAAAAGCAATGCTACGTGCAGTAGATAAACGTGATAAAGATTGGTACAATAGATTAAGCGATGACGATAAGAAATTGTTTGCTCCTTTTATTGCTATGCGTTATGTAAGTAATGTAAAAGGTGATGCGTTCTTCCAAGAACACTATTTAGAAATGACCAACGAATTTGTAAACAAACATCACTGGACGCTGAGCAAAAATCACAAAGGCTTGTTATGGAAACTAATGGCTATGTGTGGTGCGTATGAAAACTTCTTTCATCAATATTTGGCGGCACCAAAGAAGCAAGCCAAAAACAAATTTGAACAAGTATTACTAGATAAAAATCCTAATATGAAGGTAGACGATGCAACAACCTTATCAACTATTATGTCAAAAAGTGAACAAGCGGAATACGTTAAAGAGCATGATCCAAACAATTGAAAAAGACTTTGAATGTGTACACTGTAAAAAAAGTTTTTTAAAAGAGAAAACTTTGATCGCCCATATGTGCGAACCTAAACGCAGGGCAATGCAAAAAGACGAAAAACGTGTACAGGTTGGATTGTTAGCATTTAATAAGTTTTATGAAATAGTTCAAAAAAGCAATGCTAAAACATACACCGAGTTTTGTAAAAGCAGTTACTATAATGCGTTTGTAAAGTTTGGAAGTTTTGTTGTTAATATCAATCCAATATATCCTGAAAAGTTTATTGAGTTTGTAATTAAGAGTGGTGTTAAATTAGATCATTGGTGTCGAGACGAACTATATGATACCTTTCTATTTGAAATGATCAAACTAGAGCCTGTAGAAAGTGCTATGCAACGTTCTCTCAAAACCATGATGGATTGGGGCGATAAACAACAAGCACCTTATCATGATTACTTTAAGTATGTAAATCATAATAGAGCAGTTCATGATATTCGAAATGGTTTGATATCACCTTGGCTCTTGCTAAATTCTAAGGAAGGTGTTAAACTATTAGCAAGTTTTAATGATGAACAATTAACTATAATTGAACCAGCACTTGATGTAGTTTATTGGAAACAAAAGTTTAATATGAAAAAAGCAGATTTAGAATTAGTTAAAGAAATAATAAAGGAAGCAAATGTTAGTTAATGATGGTCCTGGTACACGAGTAGCATCAAACGAAGGTCCTAACGGAACTATTGATAGAATATATCAAAAAGGCTGTATGGAAGTATATGAATTAGTTAATGCTGATTATAGTATATATCAGGGTAAGATAAATCGAAGAACAATAATACAAAAAGATTTACAAGGAAATAATTTTAGATATCCTTGTTTTGAAACAGAAGATGGTAGATGGTTTGATAGATCAGGAATGCCAATGCCAAAACCAAGCAAAGTAGATAAGGAAGATGAACAAGAAGAAAAACAAGAAGAACAAAGAACAGACGACATTTGATCCTAAGACAATGACTAAGACTCCCGGAGGACACGGGTTCGGCATGAAGCGAGGATATAAACCAACTAAGGAAGAAATGAGCGGAAGAAATCTTGCTAAAGTATTTGGATGGAAATTAGATGACTAGTAATGAAAAAGAAGATTTATCAAATTATATTACTGCTATGCAAAAAAGCATTAATGATAAAATAGCACAGTTAGAAGAAATGCGTAAGAACAAAGTTAAGGTGCAACTACAACAAGAACTATTAAGCGATATTTTTCGACGCCAACGTGTGTTAGGAAAATTAAAAAGAGGAAAGAATGCCTGATATTGATTTAGACTTTTATGATAGAGATGCTGTACTAGAGCATTTCAAACACCATAAAGCAAAACTAGATACAGGAAAAAAACATAATACAGGTGTATACTTTCACAGTGTTCCTCTTGATCCATTTACAAATATTTCAACTATTGATCATAAGGTAGCAGACGATCGTGGTTACTTTAAGATTGATATGCTAAATGTTCACATATATAAAAACGTTTTAAGTGAAGAACATTTAAATACATTACTTGAAAAGGAGCCGTTATGGGAACTGCTTACAGAGCCAGACTTCAGCAACAACTTATTTCACGTAGGAGAACACAGCACTATACTTCAAACAATGAAACCACAGAGTATAGAACAATTAGCCGCAGTGTTGGCAATCATCAGACCAGCGAAGAGACATTTGCTTGGACAACCGTGGGATACGGTGATGAAGAATGTTTGGACGAAACCGACGAACGATGAATATTTCTTTAAGAAGGCACACGCGGTTGCATATGCTCATGCAATAGTTGTACACATGAATTTAATCTGTGAACAGATAAGTTATGGGTATCAATGAACTACGAAGTAAAAGATTATAGAGAACAACCGCCCTACGACGATCCAGGTCCTTGGCTAGGTTGGGGAGTTCCTGAAAAATTTATTTTTAGATATGTTTTTAGATTAATATTTTGGTTAGTGCTCATTCCTTTTATCTTATTTGGAGTGATGCTATCTCCTTTAGGAATGTTAATTCAACTATTGGTAATAGATTATATTTGTTATATGCAGTATAAACTTACCAATATGCTTTAGAATTTCATTTTAACTTTCGAACAAGTTGTATTGATTTTCTTTTCACACGTTTTTCGGCTATATCACTTAATCTAACCATAGGTCCAAATAGTAACTCAATATCTTTTGTATTGAATGTTTTGATTAAATGTTTAAATTTTATCATCTCAGACTTCATAAAGATATTGATCGGAATCTTCCTATTTGATTCCCACCACCATGCATCACCACACTCTAATAGTGATAATTTTTCACTATCGGATTTGCAACTAGCATAGTCGTAAACGCTTGTAACGTGTGCATCTTGGTTGATAATAATGCAAACGTATTCCACTATACCGTGCTTAACACACGATAAAAACGGAAACTTTTGTTGTAAATCTAGGTCTATGTTTGTCATACTCTTTCTTATAAATACTGTTAGTAAGGATGATAAAATGATATGCTCAAGTTACCAATATATATTTATGAAACCGGTTATACCGTGTACAGTGATTTGGATGTAACTGTTAGCCAAGGATATGCACCTATGTACCAGAAAAATTTAGTAGTATACAAAGGAATTACAAATACCCTGAAGTTCACAGTTAAGAATCAGGATCAAAAACCTATTAGTGTAAACAATACAGCATTTAAGTTTATCATGAATAACCCTGAAACAGGAGCATCTTACTTGCATAAAACTATGAGTGTGCTTGACGACGGTAGCACTAGAGCAACTAGAGGAGTTGTTCAAGTGGTGTTATCTGAAAGCGATCTGATAAGCATTAATTCAAAGTTCTATAGTTTCAGTATTATTCAAACTGTTAACGGTGTTGACAAACCAGTTTACACCAATACGTACCATGATGCAGAGGGAGTACTAGAAGTACAGGACAAGGTGTATTCACCATTTACCGAGAGCGAGGTGATTACATCTTTTAGTCCAAACACAAGAAGCGACAATTCTGGAATAACTGATTATACATCTAGTTGGATCAACGCTAATCCAGAATGGAAAAGAGCAAATTCAATACATACAGTTTCTTACACAACCACAGGTTATAAAGGAACTATCAAATTACAAGCCACATTGGATCTACAGCCAACTAACGGAACATCTTGGGTAGACGTCTCAAGTGTTCCATTAAATGGATATTCCGGAACAAATTACGTTAATGTTTCTGGAGTATACAGTTGGATAAGAATTCAACACACACCTGACAGTTCGAACGCCGGAACGGTTGACAAAATCTCAATAAGATCATAATATATTATTATGAATCCGATTCAACAAGTATTAACAGCATTCTTGCCTTCTAAAAGAAAGACTACTCCTAGTGGGTGGACTTCCTTTGATGCACCCTGTTGTGTTCATAACGGAGAAAGTGCAGACAAACGTAAACGTGGTGGTGTTATGTTAAACGGTGACGGAACAGTGAGTTATCATTGTTTTAACTGTGGATATACAGCATCATTTGTTCCAGGCAGAAACTTATCTGTAAAGATGAGAAAGTTAATGCGTTGGTTAAATGTGCCAGATTCAGATATAACCAAATGTAGTTTGGAAGCGTTAAGACTAAAAGAAAATGCACCTGATGAATCATCAGAATTATCTATTAGTATACCTAAATTTGAATCTAAAGAACTGCCAGTAGGAGCCAGATCAATTATGAATTGGCATGACTGGAAAGCACTTGAACCATCAGGACTGGATCCGGATCTCATGAGAGCCATTGAATATATTATCAGTAGAGGCCTGATGATAGATGATTATGATTTTATGTGGACCGCCGAAGGTTCATATAAGTCAAGGCTGATTATACCGTTCTATCATCAAGGGGACATAGTCGGATACACTGCTCGTAAAATAGGAGATGGCTCACCCAAATATATTACTGACAGCCAACCGGGTTATGTGTTTAACTTAGATGCTCAACACGAATACAGAAACTATTGTTTTGTCGTAGAAGGTCCTTTAGACGCTATTTCTATTGACGGAGTAGCAGTACTAAGCAATGATGTTAAAGACGCACAAGCGACGCTTATAAACGGTTTAAGACGCCATATAGTAGTGGTACCAGATACAGATAAAGCAGGTGTTGATATGGTTGAATCAGCATTGCATTATAAATGGAGTGTTGGGTTTCCTGAATGGCCAGACCAAGATGTAAAAGATGTAAATGAAGCAGTAAGGCGATACGGAAAGATCTATGCGTTGAAAAAAATCGTTGATAGCATAGAACAAAATCAAACAAAAATTAAACTGAAAGCGAAGACATATTTTAATGACTGATAGAACCAAAGAAGAAATTGTTAAAGACATTCAATCTTTATTAGAAAAAAAAGTTAACCCAAGTGTAGAACTGCACGGAGGTATTGTAAAGTTCATTGATTTTGATCTTGATTCCGGAGCATTAAAACTGCAAATGAGCGGTGCGTGTTCAGGATGTGCAGGGTCTACACAAACACTAAAATACGGAATCGAAAATATGATGAAGCACTACGTTCCGGAGATAAATGTAGTTATAGGCGAGGATGATCCTGACTTTAATGAACCTTACTTAAAATTCAATGCACAACCGGTAGATTCAAAAAATGAAAAAATATGATTATCTAATTTCATGTGGAGATAGTTTTACAGCAGGTATGGAAATAATTGCTGACAAAGATCTATCAGAAGAAAATAAAGCACATTCGTATCCAATTCATATAGCAGATCTAATGGGAATCCCTGATGTTAGTAATACTGCATTAAGCGGTGCACCTAATGAGTTTATTGCAAGACAAACAATGTTTGATGTGCTAAAACTAGAACAACAAGGATATGATCTTTCAAAAGTATTTGTTGTTGTTGGTTGGACCAGCATTAATAGATTAGAAATATACATTAAAGACAAAATGGATAATCTTAAAAAACAAGGTTACTATTTTGACGATGATACACTAGAAAGTAAGGAAATTGTTTACTTCGGAACTAACTTCATTAACCCTAATGTACAAAAGGGATTAACAGATGAAAAAACAGGTAAACGAATCTACGACTTCGGATCACAACAAGGCGTCGAGTTTAGTAATGAATATCTCTGGCGTGACAGTTTAGAATATGAAAAATTCTTTGCAAACGTTATGATGCTAAAAGGATTTTTAGAAAGTAAAGGAATAGATTATCTTATGCATCTAAATGTACACGTTTGGAATGCACCCGCTGATTTAAGAATTGAAAAGTTTAGAAGTATGTTAGATACACCTCGTCTTTATAAGTTCGAAACGTTTACGTTTCAAGAATGGGGTAATAGAATGTTTCCGTGGGAAAGAAGAGCAGAAGGACATTTTAAACGTCCTGTGCATATAAAGTTTGCTGAAATGTTATATCAATATATTGTGGATAATAAGTTAAATGTTTGATGTTATTAAAAAATTAAAAAGATTATATTACCAATGGCAGTATAAAAGAGAACTTGCTAAGAAGTTAAAAGACAAACAAAAACAAGATCCGTTCTTGTATAAATGAGGTAGTAAAATGATTACTTGGGGTATTGTAGGTAACAGTCATGATGCCAGTCTTGCAGTGTTTAAAGATGATCAATTAAAGTTTGCGGCACTGTCAAAAGACTTTAGTGGTGTTGATCACGATCCTGATTTAAACTTCACTCTTATAAGTGTTGCTCGAGTAAATTACGGCGGCAACCCGGATCGTGTTGTATGGTATGAACGACCATTCTTAAAAACTCTTAGACAGTGGAGAGCAGGACAAGGATGGTTGTGGAAAGAAAATAATATTAAAAAATATCTAGCACGTTATGGTATTCATTGTCCTATAGAATATTCATTGCATCATCACAGTCATGCGGCCTATGGTTACTATACTAGTGGCTTTGATAATGCTTCTATACTTTGTATTGATAGCATTGGAGAGTTCCAAACATTAACAGTATGGCAAGGAGTGGGTGACGATCTACACTGTGTACACAAACAACGATATCCTGATAGTCTAGGATTGTTTTACAGTGCTATGACACAGCGTTGTGGATTAACAGCACAGCGTGATGAAGGTATGATGACTAGTCTTGCACGTGGTAAAAAGGACAACGAAGTTATCAGATTAATGATTAAAGATCTACTTTGGTTTGATGAATCTTTTGGATACCCAACATTTAAATTTAAAGTAAATCTACACAAAGGCTGTGATTGGTGGAGACCAGAAATAAAAGATGTAGGAAAAATTGCATATGCCACACAATGGATATTTGAACAGATTGTTGAAAGATTATCCAACAGTATGCTAGAGCAAATGCCAAGCAAAAACTTAATTGTTGTAGGCGGTTGTGCATTAAATGGAAAAGCAGTTAGACGCATATCTTATAAATGGAAAAATGTTTGGGTTCCTCCAAACCCAGGCGACCCCGGAAGTTGTATTGGAGCAGTTTTGGCAAGTACCAAAAAACATATTGACTTTAATAAAAACTTGTGGTATAATAGTAGTATATGAATTTAGATAAGATAATCTACGAAACATTAAACAAGGTAACAAGAATTAAGATAGCAAAGGATTCACCTTTAAGAGACTCTATGTTTTGGTATTTGATCGTCATTACCATTATCTATATGGGAGTTATATTTTGGGGGATAACTAGATAACACTATGTCAAAAGAAGCAGATTTTAACTACGAAATACAAAAACTATTTTTAGAAATGTTTTTAAGCAATGCAGAAAGTTTTGTGCGTTGTCAAAATATTTTTGATGCTAATAACTTTGATCAAAAACTAAAAGACACAGCAGAGTTTGTAAACAAGTATGTTGACGAATACAAAGTTATGCCTGAACTTGATATTGTTAACAAGTCATGTAACGTTCAATTAAATGATGCAAGTGATGTAGGTGCAGAACACTATGATTGGTTGTTGGACACATTTGAAAAGTTTAGCAGACACAAAGCACTAGAACGTGCAATCTTAACAAGTGCAGACCTGCTTGAAAAAGGCGAGTATGGTCCTGTGGAAGGTTTAATCAAAGAAGCAATTCAAATTGGTCTTGCAAAAGATATGGGTACAGACTACTTTGAAGATCCTAAAGCAAGGCTTATGGGTCTTAAAGATAACAACGGACAGGTAAGCACAGGTTGGCCAAGCATTGACAAGAAACTGTTTGGTGGATTCAACAGAGGTGAACTTAATATTTGGGCAGGTGGTTCTGGTGCAGGTAAGAGTTTGTTCTTGCAGAACATGGGTGTAAATTTTGCACTAGAAGGGTTGAATGTAATTTATATTTCATTAGAACTTTCCGAGGCATTGGTTGCTATGCGTATGGATAGTATGTTTACAGGTATTGCTACTAGAGAGATATTTAAAAACATCGATGACGTAGAATTAAAGGTCAGGATGAAAGGTAAACAAGCAGGCGGAATTCAAATCAAATATATGCCTGCTGGTAAGAACGCAAATGATATTAGAAGTTATATCAAAGAATATGAAATTAAAAGAAAGAAGAAAGTAGATGTACTACTTGTGGACTATTTAGATTTGATGATGCCTATGAGTAGAAAGGTTTCACCAAGTGATCTATTTGTTAAAGACAAATATGTATCAGAAGAATTACGTAACTTGGCTATGGAAACACAAACAGTATTTGTAACAGCATCGCAGTTAAACAGGGCGGCGGTGGAAGAAATTGAGTTTGATCATTCACATATCGCAGGTGGTTTAAGTAAGATTCAAACTGCGGATAACGTGATTGGTATTTTTACAAGTCGTGCAATGCGTGAACGTGGACGTTATCAAATACAGTTTATGAAAACACGTTCTAGTTCAGGTGTGGGACAAAAGGTTGATTTAGAGTTTGAGATTGATACACTGCGTATTACTGATCTTGCTGAAGAAGAACAAGGGTCGTATCAATCATCAAGTGCTTCGAGCATTTACAGTAACATCAAGAAACAAAGTACTGTGAACAGCGAAGAAGAAGACACTAGAAGTGATCCAACAGAAGGTTCTAGTGTTGGTAAAGTATCGGGCAAAACCCAATCAACAAAGTTGAGGGAATTGCTAAAAACAATGACACCAGAAGGGGAATAATATGCTTCATAAAATTAGTCAATTCTGCGATAAAATCGATTCAATCAAAAGTGATGCTGATAAGTTACGTAAAATGAAATACGAAACACCTAAAGCAACGGATATAGAAATAAACAATCTAATAGAACAAATACAAGCAGACTGTTATCTTATATCTCAGGATAAAAGCAGGTACGTTAGATTTGAAGAAGAAACAATGGATCTGTTTAAGTAAAAAACTTAGACGTTATATTTCCAACAGATTCAGAAATGCAACCTTGCCATAAACCTGGCAAACTTCTTGATAATAAATTTTTAGGAGCATCCATAACCAACCATTCATGTTCTTTGGTCCATGGATGTTCTCCACTCATTTCACCTTCTAGTTGACCCGGACCCCAACCAGATATACCTAGTATACATCTCCAATTAACAGGTCCTCGTCCGTGTCCTATTAATTCCATTAGGTCCAAACTGCTTGTGACACTTAGATGTGGTGTTACTGCTAGTGTATTAGGAAATTCAACTTCAGAAGTATGCAGTATGTTGATGCTGTGTGGATCAACAGGTCCTCCAACAAATGCATTGCTATCTCCCATATCGATATCTAAACTAACTGATTCGCATACCATTCTCAAAGGCACAGGAGAAGGCTTATTAACTATAACACCCCATGCACCCTTTGATTGATCGTGTTCACAAACAAGTATCACAGTTTTTTCAAAGAAAGTGCTGTTTGCATTTGGTTGTGCTATTAATAATTTACCTGCAAAGTTTTCTTCCATACTAGTATTTATTTTAATCAGGTTTAGGGTCTGTTTGGGTGGACCGGTTGTTTTTTCTTGTATAATGTTCTATACGCTGTGATATATATTCTTTTTCCACAGGATCCTGTTCTCTCTTGTACTGTTCTTTTAGTTTTGATAGAATCTGATCAGAAGATTGTTTGGTTCTGTTGAATCGTTTCATATTAGTTGTATTGCTTTCAATATTATTATAGTTGTTGAACTATTGGTTTTGTAACCATATCCGATACTCGTTGACATATCGAGATTCTACACAAACCGCATTACCATGATGTGTTTGTGTTTCACGCACAGTTTTTTCAACGATAACGTTTCCAGATTGTACACACTGTTTTTCTGTTTTATAGTGTTCTGGATTGTTGACTTCAAACCACGCACACATTCCAACGGATGTGCAAATGGAGATGAAAAGAGTCCACATACATCTAACCCTTCGCTAGTGTTCAAACTAATATTTAATTAAACTTTAGATGTAAAATTTTTGGTAATGTAGGTATATTAATTGTACCTAATCCACGGATACCAAAATGCCGTTACCAAATGAACTGTGTCATGTACCATCTTCCATGAACATTCCATCCATTCTAATTCGTATGTGTATTCTTGGAAGTTACCTGCGTTATATTCAAGTTGTGTCATATGTGTCTGTGTTTATAGGTTGTATTTATCTTAGGGTGTTTTGTTCGTTTCTAAATAGTGAAATTATGGTCTTTTTGGAAAGTAGTAAACAAGTGTTAGTCAAATAACCTTTTTAATATATAGCACATCTATACAGTGCAAAATAACGTTCTAAAGTGTGTT